GAGTATTCTTGAATAGATTCAGGAAGAAAGATGATACAAGATATTCCACCAAAGATGTATGCATAAATCCATATAAAATACGACACCACACTATAGTCGATGGCCATTATGTGTTAAACCCAATATACACTAAGCTAAAGAAAGAGTCGTATTTTTATTGGATAAGGAGAGCCTTCAAAGCAGCCAAAAATGTTAACAACATGCCTATGCAACCAAGCGATGACGTCGAAAACACGCACCAAAATATAGTAATTTCGTCATCCAACGGTAATCGACATATGGAAAGAATAAGGCAAAATATAGAACCAGTGGTACGTTATGATGCCATAGTAGCAGCAAATACTCTCAATAATAATCCAGATCAATATATGTTACCTGAAACAATCGAAATTTCTAATCGATTTTCAGCTTTAGTTGACAATATGGTTGATATGGATGACAATATTGTTGAGAAGGATGAAGCAAAAAGTAAAATAAAGGACTGCTTAATGCATCAAGAAACATTTCCGCAGAGAAACGCCAATAATGTACAGCGCTTATATAATAATGTATTAGTCTCTGCAAATGCTTGTACCCAAACAGAACAAGCAACAATGGGCACTGACACGAATGACTTGGAAGACATGCAGTTATTAACGTTAAATATCAATCAAGATAAGTCATTTTTCAAGTTAATTGACTACAAACCCAATAAAACCATAATGAATCCATTCGGTAAAGGCCTAATAAATCTCCTCGAAAAGCATATACTAAAATGTAAAGCATCAGCGAAATTAACATATTATCTCAAATGTAAACATGCTTTTGCTGTTAGAAGTCCACAACTGTTATTATCAATGCGTAATGATGCTAGAGTGTATTTAGCAATGCAGGACTATAAATTGGAAACAATGGAAGAATATGAAATGATAGCAAAGTCAACGTTAGCAGCTTATATGTTGGACCCAATAGAAATGTGCTATCATAAACTTGTATCAAACTCCAAATTTATCAACACAGTTTCTTATCACAATGAAGCTATGTCAGGAATCTTGGAAGTCACACAACCATCATTAATCAAATCCTTATTCACAGGTGACAGAATAAGAGGTAAACCCTGGAGTTTACTATTTGATAAAAGGGTGACTATCCAAAACGGTCCACAACCCACCATATAAAAATGCAATTCTCGTATACAGTCTCAGTGCAATGACAAACCTATTCGATCAATTTTTAAAGACGATAATAGAGGACTGTATATCGACTGCCGAGGAATTGCTTGTCACAAAACACCCAATTATTATTACCAAATACTTAAAATAAAAGACGCATCAACTTGGGGTTATTTTAATAAATGCGCTTGTAACGAATACGACGCCATCAAAAACAGACATTGTCTAACTATGGATGTCGACACAACAACAGTACTCTATAAAAAGTTCGATCAAATTTTAGATAACATGGCAATAAAATATAGAGACGCTAACACTGAATACCAACCTTGGGATCATAAAACTTTAATGGCTAATACAAGATCAAAATTAAAACCTAGATATCACAAAGCTTACAACAACTTAAAGACAGGGTATCATGACAACATAGATAGAATGGCAAAAGTTAAAACATTCATCAAGTTCGAGAAAATGTCGGAAGATAAGCTCATCGAGAGAAAAGCAGCTAGGTTAATACAACATAGATCATACGAATATTTGTATTTGTTGAAGAAATATATAGGTCCAATAAGTGAAGGTTTAAAGAAATCAGACGTAATTATAAATAAAGCACAACAAAAGATTTCTGAAATATTTGCAACAGGCATGACCCTAGAAGAAATGGGGCAACGAGTGGTCAACATGTTTAATAGACATAACAATTGTGTGGTATTGTGTCTAGATCACTCTAAATGGGATGGCCATTTTAACAAACACCTTATGAAATCATGTCACAGGTTTTGGATGACAATCAGCAAAAACAAAATGTTGCGCAACCTTCTTAGACTACAGGAAATAAATAGAGCTAGAACTCAATGTGGAATAAAGTATACATGTAAAGCAGCGAGAATGAGTGGTGAATTCTCAACAACAATAGAAAATTCAGAAGCCAATTATGCTATATTACAAGCAATATTTGAAGACGCATCTATTTTGGTCAATGG